CAGCCCACGTTCGGTAGGCTGATGTGGCTACCTTAGATGGGTCGCCTGACATATTGTTCCCTACTACAGTGGCTCCTGTGGCACTGGTGTAGAGCACCATTTCAACGTGCCCGTACCCTTTGCCCCAAGTTCTACCATAAATAAGGACGTCTCCAGGCTGAGGTATCAGCTTGCTTGAATCTGGTATCTTCGTAAAGACGTCGGTCGCTACATACCAGAGGTCTTTCGCTCCTGGTACGCCGTACCCACGCGCGTAAGGAGATACCCCTGTTAGTTGTCGGTAGTAGAAGTTGAATAAGTCTACGCACTGCTTGCCATAGAGGCCATCGAAGTCCCAGTATTTTCCGTTAGCGTAATTGAGCCAGGCGACTGCTTCTGCTTGTGTAATCATGATTACCCCTTGCTATTAACTATCTCTTTATCTACAGTTTGGTTCTCGACGTGTTGTTCTTTAACGTGTGAGGCTAGTTTTATTTTGCCGATGGCTTCTAGGGTGGCTTTGTTATTCTCTATAGCTAGCTCTGCTAGGTGTCCATTACGCTCTTTGGCTTCACTAGCCGCTCGTTCGGTCGCCTCTGCTACGCGCTCGCTCGACTTGGTAAGGGCTGTCAATGCACTAGCAAAGTTTATGCGTTCTTTTCTCTCTGCATCACGGTCTTTTTCAGCTTGCCCTAGTACAAATTTTAGTAACCCATAAAAACCTATAAGCATACTAGCCAGTATGCCTACGAATGGTGTAAGTTCTGGTAGTGTCAGTGAAGCGAAGTACATTTCTATCTTTCCCTTATCATTGTTGTTTTTTTAGTTGGCATGATGTTTCCTAGACAAGCTCCACCAATATGTACAGTGGGTATGTCGCTGCACAGTTGGCAGTTTCAGTGTTTACGTCTGCGGCAAAGCCAAAGCTGTATGTTTGTGATGCTGATGATGGCGTTCTTACAGCTTCTATATGAACGGGTACGCTGTTGCCAGCTATTGCATGAAGTTCTTTTGCTAGTGCTATCTGTGTTCCGGCAACTACCGCACCCTCCCAAAGTGAAGTTGTTACTGAAGATATGGCAGGGTTCGAGCTAAGGGGAATCTTGCCGGTAACTTTTACTTTTCGTCCAGTAGGTACAATAACTGCTGCTGATATCAACAGGGCTTGTGTGGTTGTTGCATTACTCACGTTAGAAATTAACTGTCGGTAGCCTAAGACTTTACGGTTCGGGTCACGAGGGCAAATAAGGTTTCCTAAGCTATCTGTAACCATGTAAGGGATAGATGAGGCGATTGGTAGTACTTTACCCTCTTGGCCTTGGTTGACGCTTCCAACTGCTGCGATGTTACTTGCACCCGTTACGATTATTCCGATTCTTACAGAGTTAGCAGCGAGAGCTGGTGAGGCTGCGTTGTTGGCTACTTCGGTGTATACCAGAGTACCTGTGTTATCTACGTCTATGTAGGTGTCTCTTGAAGCGGTGAATGAGCGAGCTGTTACGTTTGATACGACTAAGCGTTTACCACCTATATAAACTACGTTTGCCGATGCGCCGCCAGTACCCATAGAAGCGTTACGGGTTGAGGCGTATGCGTCACCTGACCAGACACAGCCTGATGCAACATGGTCAAACATAGTTTCACTATCTCGTTTCACAGGGTCAATATTGTCAGTAAATAAACTCTCTGAACTAATTGAGTCGTTTTTTAGCGAACCATCATCATTATGTGCTACAGCAAAAGTAGTGGCTATGTTATTAGCCCACTCAGTTATCGGTTTAATTATAATTACGTCACCAGCAGCGCTACCTAAGTCAGTATTGCCTGGTGCCATAGCGTCTATCTCAAGGTTAGTGCCATCGACATGACCCTCAAAGTCTCTTGAGGTGGCTTCAGATATTACGGTTATTGTTTCAGCGGTTATAGGGTCTACAAAAGTGTGGGGTGTACCCATAGCACCATAAAAAGTTGCTGGGATGTTATCTACTGTGTCTACTAATATTGTTGATGCGCCTGGTGCGCGAGTGCTCTGTACGGTAGCCATGGCTGCGTTGCCAGTACCGTCCGATGATTTGATGAGGTTAATTGATGGGCTTGGCATGACTTCATTATACAACACTTACGCTTGATTTTTACTTCAAATAATGACCACAATTAGGACAATTACTAATCCCACGATTATTAGCTTGAGTCAACCAATCAGCCCACCGACAATTCTCTGGGGTGTAATTGCCATTATTGTCTATTCTGTCGAGTGTCAGCCCTTCTGGTCTGTCACCCATATCCTCCACAAAGTTCCAAAAACCACCAGTACCCGTCCATCGTTCACAAACACTAATATTTTTAGCAATATATGAAGGCGCTATTTTTACCCTTCTGTGCATAGATTTGTATGTCCAATATAATGGGTGCTTCTTTTGATTTGTCCCATATACCCTAGTTGATTCATAAGAGCCAGTTCTCAGCATACGCATATAGTGTTTTGAACAAACACTCTTATAACTAGACAGGTTGGCATCACATTTTTCAACACTACATTTAGGAGTGGTCATACCCCTATTGTAACACACCTTACATAAAGAAAAGAGCCCCGTAAGGCTCCCCTCTTATGCTTTTTCTACCGAAGTACTAAGAGCTTGAAGTTTGTAGGGTAGCAATCGTGTAAACCTTGCGGTCTAGTACGAACACACCACCACGGGCTCGGAGCTGTAGCTCAGAACCACCAAAGCCTGGTACGTCCTTGATGAACTTACGTCCACCGTTCTTAGGAGTCATTTTCTGAGTAGGAGCTGCAACAGCTCGTTTGTCGAAAATAACAGCTTTAACGGTTGGGTAACTTGCAAAGTAGTCATCAACGGTTTCAACAACCATGACACCCTTTAGTTTACCGATAACACCGTTTACACCAGCTGTGTAACCCTTGTCGCTACCATCGAAGGTAGTGATGAAAGCACGAAGTTTGTCAGCGAAGGTGGCAGGTACAAATGCAATTGAGTTAGCAGCAGTACCACCACCGTTTGTGACAACAGTTACGGTGTTGTAGAACTTGTTTAGGAGTCCAGTAACGCCAGTAAGAGTAGTGCCGTCCCAGGTAGTAATGTTACCACTTGGGCGAGCAGCGATGATTTTAGCTAGTGCGTACTCATCGAAGTCAGGAACGAATTTTTCGTCTATCCATGCTTCAGCGGTGTCTTTAACAAGACTGCCAACTGGTACATCAGCTACTTGAGTATCTTGAATACGCAAGAATACAAAGTAGTTGTAGTCCAAAGTCCACTCTTGCTTGCCATACTCAGCAAGTGTCAACGTCTGCGTAGTAGCAGTTTCGTTGTAAGCACCTAAGCTAGAGCTGTCAATGTCAATGTTAAGAATACGAACAGTTTGCGCTTCGTTGGTGTTTACACCGTTAGCGTCTAGGTACTTAGCTACTGTTGACCCAGCTTTTAGGCGGCGGTCAAGGAAGGTAGCGGTACGAATACCATAGTTTGTGGCCATGTAATAATCCTCTATTTTAATTAGTTAAATTGTAATGTATTCTGTTATCTAAATCTTATACCATAATAGGTATAAAGTCTATTGCTTTTTAGCATGGTTATGCTTATATTTAGAATGAGTATCGCACCTCTACCACAACTTAGTTTTCTAAACTCCAAATTACACCTCTTGTACTAAAATACACATGGACCGTATAGAGAATATACTCACTCGCAAACACCCCGACCAAAGGGGTGCTTTTGTTTGATGTATGCTATATTGATAGTATGCAAAGCATAAACACGTGTAGTGTACTTACCTGCGAAAGGCCACGCTATGGTAATGGGTACTGTAGCGCTCATTGGAAACGTGTATGGGAACACAACTCTGTTGATAGTAGTAGGCCGATAAAGAAAATTGTCAGGCATGGCTTACGGTATGATCCTATATATGGTTTATGGCAAAATATGATAAATAGGTGCAATAACATTACTAATAAAGACTACATTCGTTACGGTGGTAGAGGTATCAAGGTATGTGAACGCTGGAGTGATGTCCGTAATTTTTACGCTGACATGGGTGACAGACCAGAAGGCATGACACTAGACCGTATAGACAACGATGGCGACTACGAGCTGAGCAACTGTCGTTGGGCTACGCCAAAAGAGCAAACTCACAACAGTCGAGCCGCTAAACTGGACTACAAAATGGTGACCAAAATACGCAAGCTGTATACTAATGGGCATATGACCCAAAAAGATATAGGTAAGCAATATGGTGTTGACCAAAGTTTAATTAGCCGAATTATTAACTATGAGATTTGGTAGGATAGCACCATACAAGTTCCACACCACCGTCTACCTCTCAGAGATTATCAAAAAGAAATTGTAGAAGCGTTCAATAACCCTAGTATTGACGAACTACTCCTAGTGATAGCTAGGCGTGGTGCCAAAACGACCACCACCTACAGTGAGGCTATCGTGCCTGACCTCGTGAAACAGGTACAAACAGGGGTAGCTGTCTATCCTACCGCTAAAATGGGCTTTGATAACTTCTGGACCAACATAGAAGATGATGGGTTTCGTACTCTCGACCACATGCCAAGGGGCTTACTACTCGGTCAAAGTAACTCAGATGACGATATGCGCCAGACACTCGTAAATGGCTCTATATTCAGGCTACTGGGTGCTGGTAATGCTGAAGCACTCCGTGGTGCGAACGGTAAGATATACTGGTTCGATGAGTTTGCTGACATGCCTATTGAGGCTGTCAACGTGGTAGCGCCTATTACTGAACGTAACGGTGGTAGGCGTATCTATACGGGTACGCCTAAGATAGACGGTATCAACGGTGAAACGATGCACCGTATGCACGAGTCGTTTAAGGCTGACACTACGGGTACTAAGTACACCTGCTACATTGACGCAAGCCACTACATGACACCAGCTGAAATGGAAAAGACACGCCAGGGGTACATTCTTCGTAACGGTAATGACTTTAAGTACCGTCAGGAAATGTTACTGGACTGGGGCCAGGCCAGTGAAACCAGCTACTACGGCCATCTTATAAGCAAGCTCCGTAACGAAGGAGCTATCGGTGAGTACCCATACAACCCAGCTCACCCTGTCTATACTGCTTGGGACCTCGGTATGAGTGATGCTCTAGCTATTGTATTCTTCCAAGTTATACACGGGCAAGTTAGGATAATTGACTACCTAGAGACACGAGACTTTGCCCTTAACAGTGTCGTACCATTCCTAAAGACTAAGCCATATAACTATGGCTGGCACTTCCTACCGCACGATAGCGCCGTTCGTAGCATGAATGATAACGTTAGCCGTCTGAACTATCTCCACCAGCACGGTATCA